CCTCACAACTTGTTTATAAAACAACTGGTCAAATTGGTAGTTCTGGTGGTGGAAGAACTGTAAGATTTCAAGATAGTAGCGCACCATCAACAATGACATTAATGGAAATAGGAGCATAGTATGATTACTAAAGCAATTTTAGCAATAAATTCTAATGCACAAGTTACTGTAATTGGAAATGATATTAACACTTGTCAGATAAATTGGTTAAATGGAACTGCTGAAATATCTAAAGCTGATATACAAACCAAAATAACAGAACTTGAAACAGCTTATGATAACAATGAGTATCAAAGAAATAGAGCAAGTCAGTACCCAGAATTAAAAGAACAACTGGATATGCAATACAAGGATTTACTGAATAATACTACCACTTGGAAAGACGCAGTAGCAAAAGTTAAATCAGACAATCCTAAAAGTTAATGGCTAAAAAATCTAGTTCCAATATGGAAGATCATAATGGTATTAGATTAACATCACACGAAAAAATTTGTAGTGAAAGAATGTCTCAGTTAATAAAATCAATAGATGAAATGAAAAAAGAAATTAAAGAATTAAGAAGCGATATGTCAAAAGGCAAAGGTGCTATCAATCTTTTAATTATTATTGGTGGTGTTATAGGTGCTTTAGTCGGTTTCTTTAACATGGATGGCTAATAGAAAAACAAATATAGCTGGTTTAACGCAGGAATTGAGAGTACAATTACGTCTAGCTGACAATCCCAACATGATAGTATTTACACCTTTGGGTGGTAATGGACCAGTAGATATAGTAACATTAGACCTTACAACTGGAGAATATCAAGGTTATGATGTTAAGTCTAAAAATTATAGAAAAAAAAACTACACTCATAAGGATGGTTATGAAAGACAAAGAATCGGCAGCCTTATACATAGAGCCACAACTCCAGAACAAAAAAAATTAAAAGTAAAAATCATATACGAATGAAACTTATATTAACATTAATAATTTTAACATCCCCAACTTCTTTTGAATTAAAACCTTTTGAAGTACCAGTAGGAATGAGTTGTTCTCAACTACATGACAAGCTAGTATACTATGTTAAAAATCCAAACTATGAATATGGTAATGGTCAAATTTGGATTCAAAGTTTTCATAACAAACAACCAGTAGGAGGGTATCTTTGTGAATCTAAGTAAACATTTTAAATTAGAAGAATTTACTAAATCAATGACAGCTACTCGTAAGGGTATTAATAATGATGCAGGAGCAGGAGATATAAAAAATTTAGAAAATGTTTGTTATGAAATACTTGAGCCAGTTAGAGCTAAGTTTGATAAACCTATAACTATTACATCTGGCTATCGTTCAGAAGAATTATGTGAAGCAATAGGTTCAAAAAAAACCTCACAACACGCAAAAGGTCAAGCAGTAGACTTTGAAATTGCTGGTGTACCTAATATTAAAATAGCTTATTGGTTACAAAACAATGTAGATTTTGACCAGCTTATATTAGAATTTTATAATCCAGATGATAATGCTGGTGGTTGGGTTCATATAAGTTATAATGAAAAAGGTAACAATAGAAAACAAGTTCTAACTTATGATGGTAAAAAATTTGATAATGGTTTACCGGAAATGAAATGGAAAAATGGTGAGGTAAAAGAATAATGTGGATTAGTGCAATAAAATTAGCTATGAACGCTGGTAGTCACATATACAAAAAGAAACAAGAAACTCGTATGAACATTGCTTCAGCACAAGCAAGTCATGCAGAAAAAATGGCTAATGGTGAATTGGAATATAAAGCGAAAGTTATTGAGAGTAATGATAATGGTTGGAAGGATGAGTTTGTCCTCATTCTTGTATCTATGCCTATGTTGTTATTGGTTTGGTCTGTGTTTTCTGACGATCCAGAGATTCGTATTAAACTAGATTTATTTTTTAATTATTTTAAACAGCTTCCTTATTGGTATCAAGCAATTTTTATTGGTGTAATTTCGGCAATTTATGGACTTAAAGGTGCAGACATTATGCGTAAACCAAAATGAGTAGAAATATAATGACAGCATCTGTTAGTCAGTATAATAAGAAAACAAGTTTATTATCACAACAAACAGGAAAAAATGGCAAGAGTAAAATTCAACGTGGCAGATCAACCCCACGAAAGAATACCAAAAAAAACCTCTATAGGTAGGAGACCTAAGTTATCTTCTATGAATAAATCTAGAAAACTTCATAAAGGTAAGTCAAAAAATCGTGGACAGGGTAAGTAAGATACTGTAATAAAATCATATAGGAGATATATATGATTGATAAAATTAAAGCTCAAGCTATACACTATTGGACAGACCATAAAGAAGTGGTTATTGCTGTTATAATTGTATTGGTTGTAGCAATTATACAGTAGGTTTTTGTGAATGAACATTACAGAATTATTAAAAAAAAATTTTGTAATGATACCTGTAGTTGTTTCTATTTTAGTTGGAACATTCACAGGAATTAGACACGTTGTATCTTTAACTGAAACTATCAATGCAAATAAAAAAGCCATTTATATTGTAAACAACACAAATTTAAAAAATCAAATAAAATACATTTCTCAATTAACATTAAATCAAAATGAATTAATGATGAGAGTTGAAAGAGAAAAAGGAAATAACACTATAGCACAAGATAAATTAAAATTATTATCTGAAAAGCTAAGACAATTAGAATCTGAATTTAAACAATTTCTTATAAATAAAAATAATTAATATGGAGTGTGTTAGTGTGAATTATTATTTTACAGGATCTTTAATTATTGGATTTATTATACTAACAATATTGGTAGCACCACTATGAAAATATCAGAGAACACAGCAGTAAGTATGCCAATGAAAAATATGATTGGTATTATAATTGCTGTAGCTATGGGTGTGTTTGCTTATACTGAAGTGACAGCAAGATTAACTTCATTAGAGACATCAAGAGAATTATTTCAAGCAGACTTACTTAAAAAATCCGAACAGTTACCAACAGACCAGGAGCAATTTATGTTGGTAGAGGATTTATATAAGACTACTGAAAAATTAGAAAAAAGAATTGACAATATGATGCACAACAAAATCAACATAGAATTTTTAAAGAAACAAACTGAAAAACTTTTAGAAGATGTAGAAAAATTAAAAGATAAAGTAAGACAGAATGGTAATGGTAGTCATGGTTGAGTTAGTTGTAGCATTATTAATGATTGTTAATGGAGAGATTAAAGAACATAGAATACAAGAATCTATGTCACATTGTTTAAAAGGTAAAAGAATTGCTAATAGAGTTTATAATGCTAATGTAGAATACCAATGTATAAAATCTAAAGCAGAAACAGAAATATATATGGGTGAAAAATCAATTGTAAAACTTATACTAAAATGAGTATAGATTATAGAGGTGAAAAATTTGCTGGTTATAATAAACCTAAGAATGACAGAACTAAAACTAAAAAGTTTTCTGTACTTGCTAAGTCTGGAGATACTATAAAACTTATTAGGTATGGTGATGCCAATATGACCATTGGTAAATCTGATCCAGCTAGAAGAAAATCATTTAGAGCAAGACATAAATGTGATACCAAAAAAAGTATACTAAGTGCAGGGTATTGGAGCTGCAAAAAATGGTAAACAAAGTTTGGAATAAAGCTAAATCAGTAATGGCTGCGGGGTGGTGCAACGTGTGTCAAAAAGAAATGTTAAGTGATGCTGGTGGCTGGATTGTGAACGCAGAAAAAAAACACTTTTGCCATGACGGAAAAGATGGTAGTTGTTTTGATAAGTATATTAAAGAAAAACAATCAATGGCAGAAGATGCCACTTACGAAAAGGAGATATAACTATGTACGGAAAACCAAAAGTAAAAAGTAAATTAACATCTAAACAAAAAACTTTGCCTTCAACTTTGAAGAAAAAGATCATGCAATCTAAACCTAAAAAGAAAAACTAATGCCGGGTTATCACAAAACAAAATCTGGTAAGATGGCTAAAAAAGGTTTGTATTATAATATGAACAAGAAAAAAGCTAGTGGTACATCAAACACAAAAGCTAAGTCTACTGTAAGTGCTAAGTCTTACAAGTCTATGTTAGCTGGATTTAAGAGTTAATTTTTTATTCTTTTTTTCTAGTTGTCTAATGTAAGACCTAAGATCATCTATGGTATGCTCTTGATCTTCTATCTTTAATCTATATCTTAGATTCCAATTAATTCCTACAACGCTTGTTTTATTTCTTGAAACTCTTGCCATATAGTTTGCTCCTCTGACCAATATCTTTTCTTATTAGATTTCATTTTTATAGAATGTAATACTGTGGTGTGATCTTGTTTAAAATACTTACCAATGTTTGATAGATTCATTTTGTATTTTTCTGATAGCAAGTTATGAATAATATTTCTTGCTCTAACAATATCTAATGTTTTCTTTTTGCTTAACAACTCTACCTTTGATACTTCATATCTTTTACAAATGTAGTCAACAATATTTTCCATAGTTTCTTTTTGTGGAGAAGAAAAAGAATAGCCTACAATCTTTACCAAGTCATAACCATTTTCTTTTAAATGTTTTTTGGCTAACTTATAACCATTAACAAATGCGTTCTTGTATATTTTTTCTTCTCTTGTATTTAAATCTTGGTAATGTCCTGCTCTCATTGCAAGTTTAATCTCATTGAAATTTGTATTTTTAGTCATAGAATCCCTTCACTTTCCCATTGTTTTTTTTATGATAAATTAATAACTAAGCTGTCATTAACTCTTCTCTACATCTGGCACACTCTAAATATAAGTTATAGCTTTCTGCTTTTAACCTATTAGTTCTCTGAACTGAAGCAATGTACAACTCACTCTTTTTCCTTTGCTTGTCCATCAGCCTTTGTAGACGATTTTTTGTTTCCGTCATCTTGCTCCTTTTTTACTGTTGTAAAATCAACTTTAATATTATTGATTTTTACTTCTGCATTTGTTCCATTATTAGAACCATTGGCAGCCTTCTCTACTGAATCAAACTCTTCTGTTAGTATAAAACTACATTCTCCATTTTTGATTCTTATGTATTTTGACATTATTTATCCTTTTTGGCAACCTCTTTTTTGTGTAATTCAAATGCCATGTTATTGTATATACCCATATCGTGATAGTTGTCAGCCTTATATCCTCTAGTTGATCTATAAAGTTTTAATGCCATCATAATATGACCTACTTGGTGTGGTTTAATTCTTTTTTTTAAATTGTTTGCTAACACTAACGTAAACATTTCAGCTAACATAATAAAGTTATGTTGATAATCTCCATAATCTTTTTCACGATCAGCAATTATCTTTGCCTTAATATTTTTATCTAAATCTGCAATTTTGATTGTCATATTTTTTATGTCCTAGAGGGGGAAACTAACGAAGGGAACTAAGAAAGAAAAAAACCCCTCTAAGACTATATAAATTTATATTTTTAATTAAAACTTATATTCTGGTTTATTACCAGAAATGGGTGCTTTTGGAAACCCCTTATTTTCTGGTGATTGTGGAGCAGAATTTGCTGTGTTAGGAGTTAGTTTAAATTTAATTCCCCCTGTCAAATTACCTGCATCATCTTTGGTATTCCAACCGGCTTGACTATGCCAAGTATCTCCTATCTTAACACCGATAGTCCATTTCTTACCTTCTGGTGCATTAGGATTAGCTGGTGCTACCCAATCTGGATGATTGTCTGCTGTCTTATTTTCATTAGGTACTACGTTTACCCATACTACTTCTTCATTCATGTTATTTCCTTTTGTTATCATCAACTATTGTTGAACATTATTTAATTGTAATTCACGACTTTCAGCAATGTCTGTTATTTGTCTGTAAGATCGCAAATTGTTTTTAAGTAAAAAATGAACGCTATCTCTATGTTTATTTTTTGCACTACCTAATTCTTTTAGGCTCTTAGCATTTTTAAGTTCATTCTTTATTTCTTCCACATCCACAGTATCATCCATGTATGTAGGCTCTGCAGATTTCTCCACAGAATTTTGTTTAAATGGTTTAGCTGTAAAACCATCATCATCTTTTATTCCAGTTTTAAGATTTAAAAGATTTAAGAAAGCATACTTTCGTGAATATGACATGGCTTGACCTGTACCAAATTTATCAATCCCAGCCATTGCCGAACAACCATCAACAAGTATAAAACTTGTAGGCTCATCAATGTCATGGACTTTCATGGTACATATAACCATTACTACATTTCTTGCTTCCACAATTTCAGTTAAGTAATTACAGGTTGCGTACAATCCATTATCTAATAATGCTTGAACAGCCACATCTTGTGTTGCGTCATGCTCTAATGGATTAAAGTGCATACCTTTTACTTTATCTCCTTTTTTAACACCCTTAGCTTCTAAACACGCTTGATGTAATTTTTGATATATATTTTTCTTCATGTTTTCATTCCCCATAGTTTATTGATTAATTGTAATTGTACATCTGCCAAATCTTTATAATAAAAAGGATGATTCAAATCTGGTGGTTCACACATCATTGCAAGTTCTTGTAAATTACCCTTGCAAAACATAATCATCTTCTCCCAGAAAAGTATCTTCTCACACATTTTAAAGTAAAGGTGTTCCAGATGGTCTTTCTTCATTAGTTCATGTGATTGGTCAAAGATAATATGTTCTTTGTCATTCGCATAAACTAAATAAGGTATCTTCTTAGTACAAAAAAAGTAGAAAGCTGTTTGAGTTAAATTATCAAACGTAGGCTCAGTAGGTAATGGTTGCGTACTCATTTTCCATTCCTCTTTGTTTTTAATTTTTCTAATGTTAGGTGGCTTAGTTTTTAATTCTATAAATTTAGTTTTACTTTCATAATCTATACGACCAATGATAGGTTTTATCATTGTCATTTCTTTGTGTTCAACATATCTTTCGCAAACCATTTTTTCTTTGCCTATAATATCTTGAGCAACCTTTTTAGTAACACCAATACAATCATGTGCGTAGCTAATCATTTCTTCTCTAGCAAATTCATCCTTTGCATCCACCGGTGGTTTATCTTTTATAATTTTTAATTCTTTTTCAAAATTTAATTTATAATCTCTATCCCATTCAGTTTCTTTTATTGTTTTAGAACTCCAGATAACATCAGCTATAAGTCTTTGTACTGTATTATTAACTAAGTTTCCAAACGTAGGTTTATATCTAAAAGCAAACTTTCTTCTAACCTCTTGTGGAAAAGAATAACCTATAATGTTTTTAGAAAATGGAGAACTTGTAGAGGAATAAGACCAATG